CTTTGAACTTGCGCCCATTCATTCCCTCTCACTCACTTGATTTGTACGTAGAAGTTTGTGATCTTGTTTGTCTACCTCAGTTTAGTACTAATGTTTTGTTGTTTGCTTGGAAGAAAGTTTGTTGGGTTTCTACCAATGGCATTGGTTGTTGTCAGTGGTTTTTTTACTCTGCCATTTGTTCTAACGTGCTGTTAGGCTGTGCCTTGTTTGTTAATTCTTGTGCCTATGTCTGTATTGGCATGGTTTTTGCTTTTAAGGAATATCCGACAACTACGTATTTTGTTTTGTTTGTATTTGATGGGTTGTTATGGGTTGCTTTTCATCCCATGCCTATCCTTAATTTTTTGTTTATTGGGCTACATTTGATCTCGACCTTTGGTCTGTTGTCACATAGACCATATGATGCCCAGCTCCCACAACAAGCTGGTAATGTTTCCAATAGGTTTTTGATGTTCCGTCGCGTGCTTGATGTTTATGATTTGTTTAACCCTGATATTTTTAGGATTTTTATTCCTTCTTACTCCCGTAATCGTGTTATGCCTAATAAATTAGCGCTTGGTTGTGTCTGTTTTAGTCCAACTAAGTATGTGAAGTCTGGCATTACCTCCTATGCTGGTCACGTTGAGTTTAGTTTGAAGCCTCAATCTAAGGATTATGATACAATGAATTCACCTTTTTCCACCATACTATCAGTTAATTGTGATCATGTACGTAACATGGCTGAGTGGAAGCAAGAAGCCAGGTCAACTGTTATTCGTTATATAACTGCCAACGCTCCATTACCTCCCCAGAACTTTTGGGTTGGTATGGCTATGGTTAACGCTTATCTCGATGGGTTTTTACTTGTAGTAAACTTGTCCAACACATCCAGTTCTGTAGTTAAGGGATTGTTGATATATCAGTTTTTCTGTAATAAAGCTAGAGAGGGGCTTGTTGCTGCTCAACACCAAATGTTGGTTGAGATTGAGAATCTCCTTGATTCAAAGGAGTTGGTTGAGTCACAGCTCAATATTTCCAGTCCTATGTTTATATTTAAGACATTGTACAGCTGTTATCCTGCTTTTGTAGTAAAGATATTGCGTAGAGTTCCATTCTTCTGCACAGTTGACAAGCCTGTTAAACAGATAGGACCCGGCTCTCCTCATATTGTCGCAACTGAATTATTAGCTGCACAGTTGGTGCGGTATCAGAATACTCCACTTACTGGCGCTTTAGCTAATGCCCCTAATAGGAAGCTTATGACTGATGATAGTTATGCAGCATTGACAACTAAGGCCTTCCCAACCGTTTTTGAAAAAGTTAAGGTTGTACCAGAGGCCGATCTTTATCAATTGTTGTTATCTGTTTCGACAAAGACTGGTATTCCTTGTATAGATCAGCTTGTTTGGAGTAGGGTGATGGCTAGCTTTATTGAAAACCCTACTAGTCCATTGGGTTCAGACTCAATAGCAGCTATAGAAGATTATAAGAATTCCATTAATGTTCATTTCTCTTCTGCAGAGTTGGTTAAGGTTAAAGAGACCTGTGCTGCCCAGCGATCTAATTTTATTACAGATTTTGTTAACAGTGTTGCTACCCACATGTCTAGTGTCATATCTATGATATCTAAGGTTTGGGGCTCTGACCCAATATCCTTGCCCCCACAGGCTGGTTTTGCTGAAGGTGTTTCAGACATCATTGGTATTTTAAGTAATTTAAATGGCACCATTTCTAATCTTTTGTCAATACGAGTTGTTAAATGTGTGTCAACAGTCGTAGCCCTCTCATATTTATTGCTTGGGGGGGCTAGTAGCTTTTCTTGGAATAATTTTGTAAAGGTGCAGGAAGAGATGGTGAATAGACCTCTATTGCCCCAGATGTCAGCTGTATCACATTTGATTTCTAGCTTGGAGTGGTTTTTGTCTGGAGGCCTCCATTTATATACAAATGGTTTGGATTTGACTTCAGGTGCTGATATTAAGAAGTTTTTGGAAGATACAAAACCTTATATTCACTGGAGTTATAACCAAGAGGTTACCCATCATATGGTTAATCCTTTGGCCCCATCTGGTTCAGAAGGTTTGATAACACCCTTTCAAATGTATGATATTCTTCGTGGGTTTAATGTCACTGGGCTTAATTGCCTAGAGAAAGCAAAGAAAATGAAGTTGGAATCAGAGAAACAGATTTTATCCACTCTCAATTCGTTGACTAATTTAGAGAGGAAAATAGATGCATTCTTAAGTATCGGCTGTGCCAAGGAAGCCCCATTTAACGTCTTAGTATGTGCAGAATCATGTGTTTGTAAAACTACGTTTTTGGAATACGTGAAAAGAGCTTTGCAGGCTCATTTGCGATTGCCCACCCATTCATCTTTTACTTATAATTTGCCTCCTGAGAGTAATTTTGCAGATGGTTTTCGTTCTAGTCACCATACTATAGTTATGGATGATATAGCTTCATCTAAACCTAGGCCGGGTATTGTTGATAGAACGGTAGCTATGACCATTAGCTTAGGCAATAATATGCCTTTTTACATGGAGTCGGCTGATGTTGACAGCAAGGGTAAATATTTTTGGGTTGGAAAGTTATTGTTGGGTACAACAAATATTAAGACATTAAATGCCCATGCTTATTTTACCCACCCACAAGCCGCTATTCGTCGTTGGCCATATGTTATTGGCTTGAAACCAAAAGAGGTTGATATTAATGGAATGGTGAAGAACCAGGACAATAAATCAAATGGGTTTAAGGATTGGTGGGAGATTGAAATTGAGCATGTTGTTGCTGACTCTTCAGTTCCCGGGGGCATAAGGCGTAGGACGGTATTTACAACATCGACTACTAGTGAGGCTCTGAAGTTTCTTATAAAGTGCAGCACTCAACACTTTGCAGAGCAGCAGTTGTATCTAAATTCTTTGAATGAAATTAATAATATGCCTTCGTGTGCCACTTGTGGCAATTTGTCTGGCTTGTGTTGTTGCCCGCCTCTTCCAATGGCAGCTCGTGATCCTGCAGAGCAGCCAAATTTGCAACGTCAATCTGGCGTTACGTATGTTGATGATAGCCCATTTTTATCTGTATGGGGTCGTATTGTAGCAGTGTGTAGTGTTTTTGGATTTATTATTTGGCTAGCTAAACCCACTTGTAACCGTGTTTTTGACTTGGTTACACAAGTGAATGATTTGGCTTTAACAGTTCATGGCGTTAACCAAACGTTTAGTGATAGATGTGCTAGATTTAAGACTTTTGTTGTCAATAATAAGTGGTATATAGCAGCTAGTTTCGTTGCTATTTCGGGGGCTTTGTTGGCTCTTATAAGTAGTCTTAAAACCATCCCTTTACCTACACAGCAAGTTTTGGTTGTAGACAACACATTAACTCCTCCTGCTAATTTTTGGTCGTATAGCCGGTCCGCTCCAAGTTTGTCTCCTGGATCGAAGCGAGCTGCTGGGACAGCCTTTGATCCTGCTATGGGCGGGTTGTACAGGAAAATGTATCGTTTGCATGTGACCAGGCGGCCCATAGGTGGTGTTTCAACAATTATGACTGGTTTTGGTGTTGTTCTTGGTAATCCTCATCCTGGCCAGCTACTTACTAATTTTCATACCATAGATAACTCTCGAGGTGATATTGAGAGTATTGAATTGAGTTTTTTCTCTACTGGTGACTCAATGGCTGGTGGTAAGTACCACTCAAAAACCATAATTTATGGGAAGATTGGTGAGCCTGAGTCAATACCAATAGTTAGAAGTGGGCGGACAGATGTTGCTTTTCTCAAGGTGCCAGCATTGACTGACACTGGTGGAGTGTATAATTATTTGTTGAAGACCCCTTATAATGAACCTCCAGCGAAGCCTGTTTTACTCGGGTTCTTGAATGAGAATGATATATCTAATATATGTTGTACAACACACCCAGATCAAGAGTTTGATTACTCTTTTAACGGTGCTCCAACAGTAGCTGGTGATTGTGGTCGCCCATTGGTTGGCTCGTATGAGGGCTGTCTAGTCTGTGTGGGTATACATTCAGCTGGATGTGTGACTTCTAATCATGGTAGGTCAGTTAGGGTGACGGCTGATGCTGTTGATGCAGCGTTGGCTGGTGTTTTGCCTTCGCAAAGTGTTTTGGAGCCAATTGCTTTGCATGTTCCTGGTAGTATTGATGATATTCAGAACATTGTGGATGGCCAACACATTGTGGTGGGGCCAGGTAACAAGCATACAGGTTTAGAGCATGTGGTTGATCCCTTATATAATGTTGAGTTCATTGGTAATACTGGTAGACTTAATGATTTTGAGACTAATTTTCAGGTAGCTCGGTACCAGGAGTTCTTTTCTGATATATCTGGCCCACCTGAGAAGGTACCACCAAAGCTTGGCGTACGTGAAAAAGACATAGGTTGGCTACCTATATCTAATTATTTAAAGAACGTGGGGTCTAAGCCTGGGCATTGGGATGAGGCCATAATAGCAACTTGTGTCAAAACATTAAGTGTTTGGTTGATCTCAAGGATGACTCGAGCTACACATAAGGTTGGACCCTTGTCTACAGATGAAGTTATAAATGGGGTTCCAAATATGCCTGGCTTGGAAGGATTAAATATGAAGACAGGTTATGGCTTTCCAGATAACTGTAAGAAGGTATCGAAGTTTAGATCTAATATATCCGCTGATGGCTCAATATCTTATCAGTTGTTGCCAGATCAGCTAGATAAGTATAATAATCTAATTACGAGCTTAGAGAGTGGTCAAGCACCTTCTTTTGTGGTTATGGGCGTCAGGAAGGATGAGCCCATAAAACCAGCTAAAATGGCTCTTCGTGGTTGCAGGTTAATATTTGCTGCCCCTACATTAATGACTTGCTGCCTTCGTAAGTATTTTGGCAGTTTGTTGCATGTTTTATACATGAATCGGTTGAGTTGTGGCTTTGCTGTTGGTATAAATTGCCGAAATATAGAGTGGACAGCTCTATATAATTACCTAACCCAGGCAGGGTATAGGTGTATAGCAGGTGATTTTGGGAATTTTGATCAGAAACTTCCTGCCATTATTACGGGGTCTAGTTTACAGGTGTTGTTGAATGTGAATCTAGCATTGGGTGAGTTCAGCCCAAATGATGTTGTTGCTATGGTTACATTGTTGCGATCAGTGCTTAACCATTTTGTTTTGATTGATTCAGGTTTATATAAAGTGTGTGGGCCCAACCCTTCTGGCCAGGCTTTGACCACCCAGACTAATTGTACTAGTGTGTTAATAATGCTTCTATATGTTTGGATCAGTTGTGGGTATGAGCCAGAATTATTTTTCTCTGAATGCCGTTTTACCACATACGGGGATGATCATGTCATTTGTGTTCCCCCTGGATGGGATAGGTTTAATTATGACTCTATAGCCCGTTGTTTAGCTAGTCTAGGTATTGATTATACGACTTTTGATAAAAAGAGTGCACTGGGGAAAGATTATGATGATATTCACTCTATACAGTTTCTTAAGTGTTCTTTTGTTGTATTGCCTGATTTTGTGGCAGCTCCAATTGACATTAGCTCCTTGAATCGGAGGCTCCAACTGTGTCGTATTAGCTCTTCAGAGGAGCTGATTGAACGCGAGCTAGATTTGATGAGTTCAGTTTGGTTTGATTCCTTTCTTCATAGTGTAGGGGACTCTATTAGAGCCAGGATTAGTCTTTGGTTCGATTCACAAGGTGTACTTATGGATAGTGGTCGATTTCCTAGTCGGGAAAGCTACTTGGAGGGTTTAATGTCATCCAGTGGTAGTGCTAGAGATTATTATGGTTTGGATGTTCCAAACTACACCCTAACTAGTTCTACTAAAATATTGTACTAGTTGGGGGTTTGGACTTAGGATGTCATTAAACTCATCTGCCCCCACCTGATAGGTGGGGGGTAAGACTTGGGCAGTCTATAAATGCATCCAGTTTTGTTGTGGCTCTCTATGAACACCACACCGTGAATTACTAGTTCCTTACCCCTCCGTTGTTGAGGAGGGAGATGGGGTAATTCATTGAGCTGTCGTGGGCGCTCCCCACAATATCAGGGATGACACACCTGCAACTAAGACCCTCACTGGAGTGTAAGTCCAATCCAGTGGGCAAAATCTGACTTGCTACCCTTTTACATATGGATACAGTTGATTCTGCTATTGAAACAGCAGAATCATATGCTCAGCCAGTTGCTGAGCAACATTTGTTGGAAGATTTATCTCTTTCAAATTTTTTAAGTAGGCCTGTCATTATGAACACCTACCCTTGGACCGAAGGTTCGTACCTCAATCTAACAAAATTTGACCCCTTTAAATTATTGATAGCTATCCCTGCTATCAAGTCAAAATTAACAGGGTATCACTACCTTCGTGCCGGTTTAGAGATAACCATATCTATAGCTGCCACCCCTTTTTTGTATGGTGCTTTGCATGCAGCTTATATACCATTGGATGATTGTAACGGAGGTGCTAATACATACGCACCTAGTGTTATGCCCGATGTTTCTAATATAAATAGTATAGTTCAGCGTTCGACAGCTGCAGCCTCAGGCTGGCTATTCCCCCAGGATGGTACTACTCTTACGTTGGTTGTACCTTTTATTTACCCTACAGAGTGGTATGATCTGGTGGATCCTCCTACTATGATGGGTTCTTTGGCGCTTATGTCGGCAACAACTTTGCGTAGCGCAGGGACTGCTGCCGTGAGTGTTGCTAATGTTACAGTCTCTGCCAGGTTTATTACTCCTGAGGTATCTGGGCTAACTAGTTTACCGGTGCAATCTGGAACTTTGTCAGGTGCATCTAAGGACTTAGCTCGGTATGGGTTCTCTACTGCATCCTCTTGGGCAAAGATTGCATCTCATGCAGCTAAGATTGTTGGCTTATCTAATGATGGTAAAGAACCATTGGCTACACCAGTATTGGCTAAGCCATTATATGCCCTTACTAGTTCAGAGGTGTCAGTCCCCGTGGAGGCCTTATCTATGGGGCCTGATGTTTCTTTGGCATCTGATCCAACACCAGACGATGATGAGTTAAACGTTGCCAGTATTGTTGCCAAAGAGAGTTACGTTAATGTGATGTCTTGGAACACCACTGCTATAGTTGGGACGTCTATTCAGACGATATTGGTAACCCCCTCTATGTTTTCTTTCACTTTATTGTCAGGGGCTTTAGCTAGGCCATATTATAATGTCCACATGACCCCTTCCTGTTATATTGGGACTATGTTTAACTTTTGGAGAGGTACTATGTGCTATAGATTTAAGGTTTCCTGTAGCCAGTTCCATAGGGGTAAACTGCGATTTTTCTATGACACAGGGAAACTTTCTGCAGTTCCTGCAGAAGCTTTGTTGCCTTCAGTGGTGTTGGATTTGGCTACATCAACTGAGGTCGTTATTCGAGTCCCAATGAATACAATAACACCTTGGGCAAAGACTTGCCCAGTATTCAATGGTCAATTTGGGGTTTCAACCCTTGTTCCACCTTATAGTCCAACAGTTCCAGTGGTTTTGTATGACACACCATTTCATCAGTATTTTAATGGCACTATTCGCGTGGATGTCCTTCAACCCTTGACATCTCCTGATGATATTTCTGCTGTCAATATTCTGATGAGTTCTTGGTTGGAAGATGGTCAGTTTGCTGACCCTCTCTCAGCTACATCATCTACAGTTGGTCGTATTGCTTTGATGTCGCCAGCAACTTGGCAAGGGGGACAGGTTGTACCATATAACCCTACTCCACCTGAGCCTCCCATATCTCAGCCAGAATTAGATGTTTTGCCTCCCCAGAGTGGCAATGTATCTTCTGGCCAGGCCAGTTTAAGTGTGGATGGTAACTGTACATGGACTAAAGGTAGGGCTTTGGAGACTTATATTGGTGAGGATATTATTTCATTGAGAGCCTTGATGCATAGGGCTACCTTCTATCGTAGTGTTCAATTACGGGGAGACCAGTCTGTAACTAATGTTGTTGCTCCAGCCTTTGTGCAGACAATTATGCCTAGGGCACCTAGATATTATGGTATAGAACCAGATTCAGCTCTTTTTCCAATTGCTGATTATGCAAATGTGAGTGCAGTTGATATACCATTTAATTTTTGTGTCGACACCCCATTTACTAGGTTATCCGCCATGTTTCAGGGTTACAAAGGATCTGTGCGGTGGCGAGCAATGACCTCGGCTACACAGAATTTACTTTATCCTGCAGCTTTGGCTATTTCTAGGACGCATTATTCCCCATCTAGATCTATTTATTTGCCTAGTTCATTTTCGTCATCTTCTTCTAATGCTTTGATTAGAGTGAGTGCTAATAGTGATACTGTGTCTGGGTCAGCAGTTACTAATCTAAATCATAATGCTTTAACTGTTGATATGCCGGATTATTCACTGCTTAAGTTTCAGCCTTCCAATTTGACTATCACAGCAGCAGCAGCCAAACCGTTTACTCAGATTGATTGGGGTGATGACAATATGGCTTTAACCACCACCCTACACCCAACTGGGTCTGCTGATCAAAACAGAAACACCACTGCTGTTGATCTATATTTTGCCGCTTGTCCTAATATGAAACTACTTCATTACAAGTGTATCCCATCGGTTTACCACCTTACCTCTGCGGTTGCTCCGCCTCCTTCCACAACTAAGTAGTTTAGTTGTGGTATCCCCCACCTAATATTGTTTGATCATGCCTAGTCGCGTCTAAAAGCATAATCTAGATGACAAACAATTACTAACATGCGAG